GGTAGTGCAGGTAGTCAGGGAGCAACTGGTAGTACTGGCCCAGCAGGTAGTGCAGGTAGTCAGGGAGCAACTGGTAGTACTGGCCCACAAGGTGCCACAGGTGCAGGGTCTAATGTAGCCATACTAGATGAAGGTTCAACTTTAACAAGTGCTGTTGCTAGCATGAATTTTGTTGGCGCAGGCGTTACAGCAACCAATGTAGGTAATGCAGTAACCGTTACTATTTCGGGCGGCGGCGGCGGCGCAACCGGTGCAACTGGTGCAACAGGCCCTGCAGGTAGCGCAGGTGTTGCCGGTCCAACTGGTGCTACAGGTCCTACAGGTAGTGCAGGTGCAGTAGGTGCCACAGGCGCAACAGGCCCAAGTGGTAGCGCAGGCGCAGTTGGCGCAACAGGCGCAACAGGACCTGCAGGGTCTAATGGTTCAGTAGGTGCCACAGGCGCAACTGGTCCACAAGGTCCCGCAGGTGTTGGTATAGTAAATTCAGGCAACGCCACATATGTTGCATATTATGCGTCAGCCGGAACCACACTAAGCAGCGGTGAAGGTCAAACAGTTTACGCTGGTGACTTTGCAACACCGTCAGATGTTGCACTAAAAAACATCGAAGGTACTGTAGATAATAGTTTAGATAAAATTTTGTCATTACGCGGTATACGATATACTTGGAACGAAGCAGCACAGAATATGGGCTTTGATAAAAACCAAAAACAAATTGGTGTTGTTGCAGATGATGTTGAAAAAATATTACCTGAACTCATCAAATATAACAATGATGGCTATAAACTAGTAAGTTATGATAGATTGGTACCAGTGTTGATTGAAGCAATTAAAGAACTATATAACAAAATAGAGAAAAAATAATGGCTACATTGAATGGGGTAATCAGTGAGTTTGGTGGCAGCGGCAGCATACCAAACAACATGAATGCTTACTATAAACTAGGAGCAACTTTAGGGTGGTATGGTGGAGTTGCGCAGCACGATAATAATAGTGCCATACCGGTATCAGGTGAATTAAGACTTAGTAACTTTGACAGTCCTGCAGACAGAGATTTTGTCAGTGACAATTGGACTCAAGGTACTACTGGTATTGTTGAAGGGATTGCTACCGCAGCCGGATTAACTGCTGCTGGTTTAGGGGGTAGTGACTGCGGCACTCCGGGTTCTAGAATAAACATAGGCAAAAGTACTTATGGTGCACTTGGACAACTTGCCCCGGTAAATGGAGTATATGATTTTCAGATATTTGCTACTACTGGGTTCATAATTCAAATGACAGGTGATCAAAGACGAGGATTATCATTCCCTGTACCGGGTTCTTGGGGAGGAGCAGATATCGGATATGCTCCCTTCACCATAACAGTAAATGAAACAACGACATTGGGATTTGATAATGCAGATGTTCCAGACGGTTCATATGACCCTACTTATAATGTAACAACTTGGAGATGGAGCAGTCAACCAGTAGGACTGACCGGAACAGGACCGATGACTTTCAGAGTCAGTATATATGGGACTGTACCGCCCCCACCTCCTCCACCCCCACCTCCTCCGCCACCCGGAACAGTGTCAATAACCGACCAATATAGTTATAATTTTAGTAGATCAGGAATAGGCGGTACTGCTGCTGCAATATATCAATTAACTGCCGGTGGTGTTGCTAGAATTACTCAAAATACTTCTTTAATTTCTATATCAGGAGAATGGTTAGTTAGTGGAACGGCTTCTGATTATGAAGCACAGGCTACTGTTATAAGTGGTAGTGGAGGTAGTTTTACTGGTCCGGGCGCAGGCTGGCATAATTTGGGAACTACTAGAGAATGGTCGCTATCAGCTACTAACAATACAGCGATTAGAGAGATATTTGTAGAAATAAGGTCTGCCTCTACACTAGTGGTTTTAGATAGTGCTACTATTACGATAGAAGTAGATAGTGCACCATAAGATTAAATAAAGGAATATAGTAAAATGGTAAATCATAGATTGGTTGTTTCTTTAGGTGATTCGAATTTTAATGATACATTGCAAGACTATGTGTTTACTAAATTTGATTATTACTATATCTCTACAGAAGAAACAGAAGAAGCAACTAAAACAGTCACTACACTTCATACACTCTATCTTCCAGAACCTAATTCAGAAAATTTTATTCCTGCAAAAGATGTTTTACCTGAAGTAAGAAAACAGTGGGTAGAACAATTAATAGAACCCATATTGCCTTTTCGCCAACAAGAAAACATAGAAAAATTACAACAATTATAAATAACATTAACCTACTTTCGTAGTTAAAATTAACTCATGAGTGGGCCTAATTGTATAAATAATATTCACTATGTGAGGTAAAGATGGCTGTTGTACACAAACACTTAATCATTCGTGCAGAGGTTAGTAATCCGATCAAGGATGAACAACTTGCAATAGATTGGATGAACAAACTAGTCGATAAGATAGGTATGAAGGTCATGATGGGTCCATATGCCAAATACTTAAATGTAGCCGGTAATCGTGGTTTGACTGCGGTAGCAATCATCGAAACAAGTCATATAGCGTTACATGTTTGGGATGAGGATAATCCAGCATTAGTACAACTAGATGTATATACCTGCGGTTATCTAGACCCATATGATGTAGTTGAAGCGTTAAGAGATTTTCATCCCGTCAAGATAGAAATGAAATATCTTGATAGGGAAAACAAATTGATTGAGTTACCGTTAGAATAAGTTTCCCACCCTACCTGCTGGTGTAAGGTTAGTCGCACAGCGATGGGAATATTAGGATCTTGCTATGGTCTAGAACATAGCACTCAACAGCGCATTGAGCATAAGATGAACCAGAATCTCTCATAAATAACATTATGCGTATAAATGATATCATTAACGAAGTGTTTCAGTATAACAACAAATTCCCTGACAACTTCATGTTCGTACACCGTAACTATGGTATAGAATATGAATTCACTACAAAAAATGGTAACGAATATTCGGTTTTGTTTGACACAGTTGATTATACTAAGGACAAATATCTTCAAGACACATTTAGATTAATGCCAAAGCCTAACAAAGAACAAGTAGTTTATTCAAAATTTGGAAGAGAACTCAATTTCTCTATGTACAAACCTGCATTATTTGGTATAGGTCGTGAACTCACTACAAATCTAACTGGTACAGGTGATGAATTAGAAGTTTTTAGAAATGTAGTAAAAGGCGCACTACAGTTTATAAACGAGTACAATCCTACATTCTTAGTCATGTATATCAAAGCCGACAAATCAAGTAATAAAAGAAAAAGTCTTTACAACAAGATAGCCGATAAAGCAATTAACATGTTGCCAAATTGGAAAAAAGCAGTTGGTATGTATCGTGACAACCAATATGCCATAATCATTTACAACACACAATACATACAACCAATATAAGTTTACATAATAAACATTATCTGTTATACTACCAAAATGTATAACATTGACATTTATAATTTCTTTAAAAACAACACTGATAGTTATGGTATCCCAAACATCAGTAACAGTGTTTGGTTAGAATATATAAAACAACATGATATTAACAGTATCAAGATAGCACTAGCCAAATATATCACAGATAACAATATACCTTTCCCAAACAAAAAAATCACTTATAGTCAACTAATAGATTTGTTCATAGATTTCAATAATACCAGTATGCTCAAAGAGTACAAGGAATTCGATACTGTGCTTGAAAAAGTCGATTACAAATACAAGTATAGTGATAAACCACTTGGTGTCATAGACAAATCACACTATTACAACAGTGTAAGCAACTACTTTCAGCAAACTAATAGAATGAAATGCGGTAGCAATCTAGTAGATAGTCCATATGACATATGGCATGACTATAATAAACTGTCTAAGATGAATTGGCACTTTTGGCGATTGGGTGCATTAGGTAGTAGTGATATTGATGATAGCGCATTTCGTAGCAGTTTTCGTATAGGTACATATACCGCAACACAATTCAAACCCAGTGTAGCAAAAGCACTATATCAAAAACATGATGCAATCAAAGTATTAGACACAAGTTGTGGTTGGGGAGATAGACTAGCAGGGTTCTATGCAACAAAATCAACTGAACTATATGTAGGCTGTGACCCAAACAATGAAGTATATGAAACATACAAAGAACAATGCCTAGAATACGAAAATCTATTGGGCTGTGATAGTGCTGTGTTGCAAGATTATGGCAATCACTTTGTTTGTATAGGTACTAAAAAGGCTATCATATACAACTTACCCAGTGAGGATATGGATTGGAGTAAGTACAAAGATACATTTGATTTTTACTTTACTAGCCCTCCATATTTTGAAACAGAACGATATGGGTCTACCAACAATACTACACAGAGTTATATAAGGTATCCTACATTTGATAGTTGGAAAAACGATTTCTTTTTCAAAGTCAACCGTATGGTATGGGACACATTGAAAGATGATGCATATATGATGATAAACATCATAGAACCTAGAACAAGCAAGGGTAATAGATTGAATCTATGTGATGATATGGTCGATGACATATTGACATATCCAAATAGTCACTATTTGGGTAAGATTGGTATGCGTATGCAGGCTAGACCACATGCTATTGTAGAAACAGAAAAGAATAGTGTGTTCATAGAACCAATATGGGTTTTTAGAAAAAACAACAGTGAATATATAAACAATTCAAGTCTGTTTGAATTTGCTAAATAATATTGCTTATAACACACACATACACACAGGAGGTAATTATGAGCAAGACACCATATGAGATACGCCTAGATTTATTATGTTTGGCAAAAGACAGTCTCTTTCAAGTCTATACCAATACAAGGTCTAGTAAAGAACAAGAATGGTACGGAAAAAGAGAAGTTGACCCAACTACTCCCTATCCTGAAATGCCTAAGGCACCTACCACAGAAGAGATAATTGCTCAGGCAACGGAACTCAACAAGTTTGTTAGTGCTGGTGGATAAATATCTATAGGTAGTACAGAAACATTCTCACCGATGGTTCTAGTGACAGTCTGCTTCGACTAGCAGGGCACACAGAACGAAATAGCGTAGTCGGCATGTCGGGGTATGAAGTGGTATCACCGCTAGAATGTTTCTTTTATGTTTGGTTTGACGATAAATAAATTTATTGCTGTAAGAAACGGCGAGAAAGGTGTTCTGGACGGCGGTTCGACTCCGCCCTTCTCCACCATAAGAAGATTTATGACAAATATAACTGAAAAGGAAATTGAAAGATTGAAAAAGGTAGAAAAGTGGTTTCATGAGAATTCACACTTTTTCAATCTAGAGCAATGTTTAGGTCTAGACATTCAGTGTTCGTTATATAATTTAGTCAAAGAGTGTTCTTATGATGGGGAAGAAACGGCTTCGACAGGGCAAGTAGTATCAAAGTGGACAGCACGGTAGATGACGACCGTAAATCGCATAAAACAAGTAAATGCAAATGATGAAACATTTGCTCTAGCAGCCTAAGGGCAGTTAGATGGGGTTGACAACCTTGTTATCCAATAGTCAGGATAGGGACTTTATGTCCCTATCTTTTTATCATAAATACATATATGGATATCAATGAACTACAAAGTTTTAGGTTGAGTGATGCTGTCAAGTTTCACGATAAACTTAATCCAGCACTATGGACCAAACAAGACAAACTACAGCCACAAGTACAAAAACAATTGTTATTAATTGCACAAGACTTTATAGATTATTTGGGATTATCCGATTTAAAAGTAAAAGACATAACTATATCAGGTAGTAACGCAGCATATAGTTATACCCCACATAGCGACATAGATTTGCACATATTGGTAGATTTCAAAGACCTACCCAACGATGAAGTCTATCAAGAATTGTTCAATAGCAAAAAAACATTATATAACGACATACACGAAATAACTGTGCATGGTGTGCCTGTAGAACTATATGTACAAGATACTAATCAAAAACATACTAGTTTAGGTGAGTATAGCGTACTTAATCACGATTGGATAAAATTTCCAATCAAACGGCGTGCCAATCTAAGTCAGACTAACACAAAATTAAAGTATGAAAAATTAGGCGAAATGATTGAATTAGCGATAGAAAGCAGAGACTTTGAAAAAATCAAGAAGGTATTAGACATACTAAAACGATATAGAAGAGCAGGTTTAGATAAGACAGGTGAATTTGGTCCCGAAAACCTTGCATACAAGTTAGTAAGACAACAGGGATTATTGCAACGATTGATTGATGTTAGAAACGAACTACATAGCGAAAAACTGAGTATCGAAGAACAATTAGATGTTCCAACACCTACTATAGAAGATTTGTTATCTAAGTATGGCGAAAAATTAGTAATGAATCAGTTACGAACAGGAATCAAAACAGAACTAGAACATACCAACGATATCAAAACAGCAATGAAAATCGCACTAGCACATTTAGGTGAAAACATATATTACTATACCTTACTAAGTAAGGCAGGTTTAGAAGAAAGTGCTTCAGGATATATCCCTAGTAACGCAGAAAAAGATGACCCAAGATACAAGACTGCATTGACTGTAGATATCAAACCAGACACTATGCGCAGAAATGCAAAGAAGTTGGGTTGGAAAATATCTAGAAGCGGAATTCCTCCATTGTTAAGAAAGTAAAACTTTGACATTTACAAATATTTTGTTATGATGTTTTATGCCTAAATTTCAAACAACATTAGAAGCAAGAAAAATACTAAACGAGTTGCGTAAGCAATCTCGTAGCGTACCATATAACAAAGATTTACGAAAACTGTTAGACAATTGCGAGTTACTAATGGTAAAAATGGGCAATGCAGAAGTATTAGCAAGGCAATCTCATAAGCCAAAACTAGTCGAAGAAAGTCGAAATGAACTAGAAAAAGCCATAGATTATTGCGAAAAAATGCTTATGTTGGCACGATTATTACAGTAAATTCCATAGGCACTGTAAGTTATTGATTTTGTTGGATTTTTAGTGGTTGCATTAAACCTATTTTGTGCTATAATATCTACTCAACTTAAATAAAGGAGTATGTAAATGATTACTTCTGTTAACGATTTTGTTATGTGTTGCGCTAACGCTAGCAACAGCGAGATTTTTGACATGTTTGAGTATGATTGCACCGATGATGTGCGCGATAGCATTTATGCGCTTGCTGACGATGATGCTGTTGAGCCCTTCCGTTCGTCTATGCACAAGTTGGGTTTTAGTAACTTTTAATACAAATAGTTCTTGACATTTACAACCCAATCCATTAATATATAAAACATGAACAGCACTCAAATTCAACAGCATGTTTACGAGTTTGTCGTAAACCGTGAAGATTTCAACGCACCCTATGGTGTGTTGACGGGTACTCATGTCAGCAAAAAGGGCAAGAAGTACCTTAGTGTTACTTTTGGTCGCAGTAGGACTCTTGATGCTACTGTGGAAATTTATAACAGGAACTTTATTGTGTTGCGTTCCAGCAGGACAGGTAGTGCTGTGTTTAATGACTATCAGGTTCTGATGAATCAACTAGAGATTATGTGATGCAAAACGATTTTGAAAATTATGTCCGTAATAAAATGTCTATGGCTATATCTGAGTGTTTTAACACTGAGGACAAGTACGGTGACATGGACAAGATGTATATTCCGCAACAGTTTGCAGAAACACTTACCAAACTGATTGTTGACGATATTGCCAAAACTGCCGATTGGCACTTTGTTCGCCATATGTTTTATACTGGTGACAATATTAGGCAGGAGTTGTTTTCACCTAAGTAATTTGGGCAAATAACTGTTGACATTTAAACTTGATTAATTTAATTTATATAGACTTTCAAACAAAGGAGACTCTCAATGGCTAAATCAGAAAATCTTACGCTTACTAGCGTTCAGGTCCGTAGTGCCCTACTCAAGGCTTTTTCTACTAAGCGACCCGTGTTTATCTGGGGTCCGCCCGGTATCGGTAAGAGCGAAGTAGTTGCTGGCATTACTCAGGAACTCGGCGGTCTTATGATTGACTTGCGCATGGCTCAGATGGAACCCACTGACCTGCGTGGTATCCCCTACTTCAACAAGGATATCGGTCTCATGGATTGGGCTCCTCCTGTTGACCTTCCCACTGAGGAAATGGCTAGCAAGTACCCTGTTGTCGTATTGTTCCTTGACGAAATGAACAGTGCGCCTAGCACGGTGCAGGCTGCTGGTTATCAGTTGATTCTTAACCGTCGCGTTGGTAAGTACAATCTGCCCGACAATGTGGTAATCGTTGCTGCAGGTAATCGTGAAAGCGACAAGGGTGTGACTTATCGCATGCCTGCTCCGCTTGCTAACCGTTTCATTCACCTTGAAATGCGAGCCGACTTTGCAAGTTGGCAGAACTGGGCTGTTACTAACGGCATCAACAAGGATGTGGTTGGTTACTTGTCTTTCTCTAAGAATGACTTGTATGAATTTGACGGCAAGAGCGTGAGCCGTAGTTTCGCAACTCCTCGTAGTTGGACTTTCGTCAGCAATTTGGTTGACGATGACAACATCGATAGTGACACTTTGTTCAATCTTGTCGCTGGTGCTGTGGGCGAAGGTCTTGCAGTCAAGTTTATGGCACACCGTAAGGTGAGCAGCAAGATGCCTAACCCTGCTGATATTCTCAGCGGTAAGGTCAAGGAACTTAAGGTCAAGGAAATCAGTGCTATGTACAGTCTGACTACTAGCCTGTGCTATGAACTGCGTGATGCCTCTGACAACAAGGTCGATAAGAAGAAGTTCCATACTATGGTTGATAATTTCTTCTCTTACATGATGAACAACTTCGACACTGAGTTGGTTGTCATGGGTGCGCGTGTCGCTCTCAAGACCTTCAAGTTGAAGATTGAGCCCAGTCAGTTGACCACTTTTGATGAGTTCCACAAGAAGTACGGTAAGTACATCATCGAATCTGGTTCGTAAACATAATGGCCCGGGGTATAAAGCCCATTGTTGAGAGTCTTTGAGTGATATACTTCGGGCCATTTCTATTGACTTTTATTCTGTTTTGTATTACTATACAAATATCGTAAACGACAGGAGATTACTATGACTGTAATGGTCAACAACAAGAACAAGAAAAGTTCTAATAAGGATAAGACTAAGAATCTTATTGGTCCCACTGACCCAAAAATCGATGAACAGGCTCGCGACCGTTTGATTACTGCCCGTGTTGGTCTACTGTTGCGCCACAGTTTCTTCGGTAACTTGGCAACACGCCTCAAGTTGGTCAATGCAGACGATTGGCTTACTACTGCTGCTACCGACGGCCGTAATTTCTATTACAACAGCCGTTTCGTTAACATGCTGCGTGTCAAGGAAGTTGAGTTTCTTGTTGCACACGAAGTATTGCATGTCGTGTACGACCACATGGGTCGTTGTGGTACACGCGATCGGAGAATTTTTAACATCGCCAACGACTATGCTGTTAACGCAGACTTGAAGCGCCACAAGATTGGTGAGTTCATCACTACTGTTGACTGCCTGTACGAGCCTAAGTATGACGGCAAGTCTAGTGAAGAAATCTATGATGACTTGATGAAGAATGCTAAGAAGATGTCCATTGATGATTTGGTCGATATGTTGCTGGATGAACATCTTGATGACGAGGACGGCGAGGGCGACGGCGAGAATGATGGTGACGAAAAGAATGGCAAGGGCAAGCGTCCCAAGATGTCTGCTAAGGAGCGTGAGGAACTTAGACAGGAAATCAAGCAGGCTGTCATCAATGCTGCTAAGAGTGCTGAGGCAGGTACTGTGCCTCAAGGTATTGAGCGCCTTATCAAGGAACTCACTAACCCTGTAATGCAGTGGCGTGATTTGCTGCAGGTCACTTTGACCAGTGCAATCAAGACAGACTTTAGTTGGATGCGTCCTAATCGTCGTAGTTGGCATCTTGACGCTATTATGCCCGGCACTACCCCCGGTGAAGAAATCGATGTTGATGTTTACATCGACATGTCGGGTTCTATCAGCGAAAAGCAGGGTATGCAATTTCTTAGCGAAACTGCAGGTATGATGAGTCAGTTTAATGGCTATCGGTTGAATGTCAGTTGCTTTGATACAAAGGTATACAACACTAAGACATATACTAGTGAGGATATTGAGTCAGTTGATTCCTACACCTTGCACGGTGGTGGTGGCACGGATTTCGATTGCATCTTTGAACATCTAAAGGAAGTCGGCCGTGTCCCCACCCGTCTAGTAGTGTTTACTGATGGATATCCTTGCGGTAGTTGGGGTGATGAAAACTATTGTGATACTGTTTGGATTATTCATGGTGACCCGGATCCTAACCCGCCCTTTGGTACATATGCAATTTATGATGACCATAAGAAAAAGTAATATGTACTTCATGTAACTGATAATGGCACTGTAAGGTGCCATTATCTTTTTAACCATTTTATTTTCATTACTCACAACTTTTTGATACTCTACAAACATGGAAAAACATTTCTTAGCAGTGTGGGACATGTATGGTCTTGAATTCATATATGATGTCAGCAAAGAACTGGTATTACACGAAGAATGGAAAAAGACCAAAATGTGGAACGAACTTCAAGATATAGAAACACCCCCGTGGAAAGGCACTATCCCATTACATCAAATGCTTTATAGAGCCAAATTTAATAGGCACCGTAGATATGAAATATATGAATTTACTTCTACAATGTCTGTAAACGAAATAACTCAACTATTCAATGAAAATGCACAGTCTGTAGTTGAATGGATCAGGCGTAATGGGTATAAAGTTTACAGTGATTATTCAAACTCACATATAAAAATTACTTAAAGGTTATAATATGATGTTAATTGGAACAAGTTTTGGTGGTTGTCTGAAATCCTTGCTTAAAAAAGAAGTACATATGGATGATGTACTTATTATTATTACTAGAACTGCTGCCAAGGATATTGAAGGTATAATGCATATTGTAGAAGAATACCATAGAAATGGTAATTACTTTGCAACTAAGCAAGATAATTATGATTTTAACCAATATGATTTAGATGAGGCAAAAGAAATTTCTAGAAGTTTATATCAGAATGGCAAAATACATCAACCAAGATTGTATAATGGGTTTGCGGGTTTTGTGCATGTAGAACTATCTCGCAATGAGATTTGGATTCCGTTGGCTCCTTCGCCCAAAACTGACGATACTAATGTAGTAGATGCTTACAATAAATTTATGATGTTAAGCAAGTTGCTTCAATAATTCTTAAAAATAATTTATTGTGTTCTTTCTTTAGTAAATACACTAATAAAGGAGATACATTATGTTTTTAAGACATATAGGAAAGCACGGCGATAGAAAAGTTGCGATAATTTTTAGAGAGGTTCCGGGCGAACCACATATGTGTTTAGTCACATATCCAGAAGTTTTGAACCAGCATATACATGACCCATTAATCAAGTGTATAGAAAGTGACATAGGTCAAAACAGCGAGAATCTTGCAGAGGCATTGAATCGTACTTACACAAAGGATGGTGCAATTATTCTTCAAAAGTTACATGCTGAAGGCATGTTGAAGAAAATTCGTACTGAACTTGTTGTAATGACCCCACAGCCTAATGTAAAAATTCGTCTTGACGAATTGAACAAACTTCTTGATAAGATGCAGGAAGGCGAAGATGCTGTAAAGCAGTTAGCAGAAATGGACGCAAGTTTGGGACTACAAGACCCAATAGATGTAGCAAAGCGTATGCGCGGTGATAAGTCTCAGGCTAAACCTAATGTACCTGCTACTTCGGTATTAAACGATGTTTTGGGTAATGACTCACTTGCAAATAATCTTCGTACTCAGGCAGCAAAAATGATGAACGAGGCAAAAGGTTTAATGGCAGAAGCAGAAAGATTGACTAAGGAAGCAGAAGCATTAAATCCAACTAATGCACCTGTAAAAAAGACAAGAAAGACTAGAGCAAAAACTGTAGAAGCAACATAACAATGTCTCCTGATTTCATTAAAAAATGGGAACACATCATCGGTGATGTGGATAAAAAGCAAATACCTGTTGAATTCATTTCTAAACTTGTTTTAAAAATGAGAGGCAAAAGGCAGCAAACTATCAACATCAAAAGATTCTTAAAACAAGGTCTGAGCCCAGACCAGGTTGAAGAAGCAGTAAGTCGTAAACTTGCAGAATATGATGATGAAATATTAAGTGTCTCTTTTATTTTAGATATTGAAAGTATTGCTGAGACTGTGCAACCTGAAACAGATAAGTTATTAAGAAGTTTTAAATGAAAAATTATCACGATTTATTATTAGACATTCTTTGTAACGGAGAAGCACGGGACGACAGAACTGGTGTAGGAACCATATCTGTTTTTGGTAGTCAGTTAAGGTTCGATCTTAATAAAGGCTTTCCTGCTATTACTACAAAAAAGTTAGCATGGAAAGCCTGTGTAGGCGAACTATTATGGTTCTTAGAGGGTAGCAGTGATGAACGACGCCTCGCTGAAATCACACATGGTTCTAGAGAAGGCAATGTAACCATTTGGACTCCAAATGCGCTGGCACCTTATTGGAGTGATAAGGCAAAGTTTCAAGGTGACTTAGGTCGCGTTTACGGGGTACAATGGCGCACTTGGCGTAAAAAGAACACAACCGATGAACTTCATTATGAAGGCACAACATACGATGAAGTAGACCAAATCTCTACTCTAATCAATGGTCTAAAAACTAATCCCAATGGCCGTAGACATATTCTTAGTGCATGGAATGTTGGTGAATTAGATGAAATGGCATTGCCGCCTTGTCATGTCATGAGTCAGTACTATGTCAATAGTAAAAATCAACTAAGTTGTCATATGTATCAAAGAAGCGTGGATGTCTTTTTGGGTTTACCATTCAATATTGCAAGTTATAGTCTACTGACACATATGATTGCACAAGTATGTGATTTGAGTGTAGGAGAACTAGTGATAAGCACGGGTGACACACACATTTATAAAAATCATATTGAACAAGTCAAAGAGCAATTGTCTAGAAGTGAATATCCATTACCAACATTGAAATTAAATCCAGATATTAAAGATATTGATAAATTTACTATGAACGATATACAATTATTGAATTATCAATGTCATGAACCATTAAAGGCGTCAATGGCAGTATGATACATTATGTTGTTGATTCAATAATGATGCCTGATTGTGAAGACCCTGATATAATGGTTGCAGAATATATTTGGAAATGGGAAAATTCAGAAATAGGAAAATTTATTTGTGAACACAGTGTAGATAAACCTGTTTGGAAACGCCATACTGATACAGCGCGTTTTGGTTATATTTATAAAGTTCGCGCTAGTCTAGTAGAAAAAGATTTTATTATATACAAGTTGATGTTCGAATAAGTTATTTGTCGAATACTTCTTTCTGCTTTTTATACCATTCTACCCATGCCGCATTTTGTGCATGACACTCATGGTATTTTGTATAATTTTCTACTACTGTTTTTAGAAAATCACTGAATAAAACTTGATCTTTTTCTATTGTTGTCAATTTTTCACAATCCTGCAACAATATCTGCGGAGCATCGGGAAACTTTTGTTTTACAGGGACCGTAGTAGTACAACCTGACAAAATAAGCATGGTGCAAAATAGTAGCAGTTTATTCATTGGGTTTTTCTCCTGCATCATTATTTGCTGCCATGTTATGTGCAGTTATTGCCGCTTCAGGCAATATACATTTTTCATCTAAAACTTTTATTTCTCTGTCTATATATTCTATTACTTTTTCGCCCTTTAAACGAATATATTCTTTTTCTGTGACTACTTGCGTTACTATTTCAGTATTTACAGCCTGACTTGCTGCTTCTGCTCTAGCAACTTGTGCTTCCATGTCTTTGACTCTTAATTCCCACTTCTTTTTTTCTGCTAATCCGCCCTGTAAATACACACTAAAAGATAGTATTAGTAGACTTATTATCTGTATTGGAAGTTTGTATTTGTTGATTATTGGTATGAATCCCAATACAAATCCTGCTATAGTACCCAATATTCCTATCATAAGTAGTATGTGAACTACGAATTCGGGTAAAAAGTTAATTAACCACATAAACTTATTTATCTTACTTTACTGATAAATACATGTAGGAGTTTATATATGACAATCCAACTAATCAATATAGGCGCATTACCAAACGATGGTACTGGCGACCCATTAAGAGTCGCTTTCCAAAAGGTAAATAATAACTTTATATATACACAGCAAACTAGCACAAACATTACTAGTGCTGTTACTATTGATAATACTCCTAATCAAGTTATATTCACATATCCTGCAGATGAAGCAACACAGATGATGATTCAAATGCAGTCATATAGAACAGACAATAACGATAGTCAAAACGCATTGATATCAGCACAGATTTATAATGATAGTTCCGATGTAAAATATACCATATATGGAATAACAGGAGTAGGTAATTGGTTAACCAATTATAGTATGGATGTATCAAATGGTAATGTAAGAATATTGGTTTCACCACTACAAAATGTTTCTATCGATCACTTTATAGCATATCAAGTTACATATGCAGGTGATTTGGGATTAGGTACGACATTGATTACAGAAGACGGAGAAGCATTGATTACCGAATCAGGTGATGTTAATGTCTCTACAGAAGGCTAATATGCGAGCCAAAGAATTTTTAACTGAACAACAATTATCTGATGTGCATGATGCACTGGATGTAGCAGCATTATCACTGCCATATACTTTTATCATTCCTGAACTTTCTAATAGTAATTTTTATGATTTATACAGATTTGGTGTTGCTATTGCTAGAGTGAAAGGTGATGAAGGTCAAGAAGATAAGGTACAAGATCCCGATAGACCTGAATTTAGAGCAACCTCAGAATGGGGCCAACATCCTATTATAAGCAGTTTTGACCCTAATTTAGGTAACTGGGTAGACAAAGCATTATCAGCCACACATCATAAAGGTAAAAAACAAATTAGTCCACCCGGCAGTCGTGAAATGAAAGACACAACTACTGTATCGCCAATTAAACCGTTTAAAGGCTACGAAAGATAATTTATGAGAGCAAAAGAGTTTATACAAGAACAAAAGAATAAACCTAGTAAGCGCCAACATTATGCTTCTGTGGGCATGAATACCTTTACCAATACAAATTATGATAGAACATATGACCTTAACAGAGTCATGATGGCAGTCGCTTCAACTGACGGAAAGTCTAGACCTAATTTAGAAGGTGAAAGTTGGGCAGCAAAACAAAATACTGCACACCCTTATACTGAAGTCGAACAAAACATGCTAGAAATTGCCTTTGATGCTGCCGGTATACCATATGCAGATCTTAATAAAGGTGATTTAAAAAGCCATGAATTACCTGGAACACAAACTAAAAGTCCTATTAAGCCTTTTAAGGGCTATGCAAGATAAAAAATTATCACAGTAAAATTCTAGAATAAGTAATGTCTATAACAGAGAGATTACTTGCATGAAAGAAATTATCGATATCAACCAAACATTAGACTTAGTTAAACTTAAATTATACAACGAGTGGCTTTATACGGCTCATATGTATGATGAAGGTGATAGTCAATTTCACAAAGAACTCACCACCCAGGTGGTAAAAAGTTTTATCGATCCATTAAATTTATCTAAAGATTCAGTAATACTAGATTTGGGATGCGGTCCGGGTTACTTCTTAGATGAAATGAAGGAAAGAGGCTACACTAACTGTGTGGGCGTAACACTTACATTGGGTGATGCTTCTACTTGTGAACAAAAAGGGCATACTATTAAAAAGTATGACTTGAGTTTCTTGCCCCAAAAAGATGGTTATTATGACGAAAGCGTAGATTTTATTTTCATGCGGCAAGCACTAGAACATAGCCCATATCCTATCTTTAGTTTGATGGAATATAACCGTGTATTGAAGCAAGGGGGAAAGATTTATATCGAGGTTCCTGCACCCGATTGTGACAGAAAGCACGAATACAACTTGAATCATTACAGTATTTTGGGCGAAAATCAATTAGCAGCATTGATTCAAAGAACCGGATTCAGAATTGATTTGTTTCAGTGTTTTGAGTTTGATATTGGTGTAGGAAACAAAACTGAAGAAGGTTCAATGTCTACTCTTAAAGAAAAATACTTCTGTGTAGTTGCTACTAAAGACAGACCATTAGACATCAAGTAATATTTACATAATGATAAATACTCTCATAGATAGACCTCTATGGGAGTATTTTTATGGCTGCACCAGATCCAGCAAATGTAAGTCCTTGGTACTTACGCAACATCAATCAAGCCCTTGCCCTAGATGAATCTACGGGTAATGTGTATGTGCGCACAGGTTTTACTGGTAACATTATTATTGAAGGTAATGTTCAAATCCCCGGTACAGTAACAGTTAACAGTTCACCGGAAGATCCAGTCCACACACACTTAAATGAAATTGGTACATCAGGAATTCTTGATGTACCTTATATGCCAATCGGCGGTAATGTAGTAGTAACATCAGGTAATGTTAATGCTAATGTAACTGGTAGCAATGTTGGATTAACTGGTAATCTTGCTGGTATAACTGGCAATGTTAATATTGGCACTATGCCTAATGTCAACGCCAGTGTATCTGGTAATGTTGGTATAACTGGCAATGTTAATATTGGCACTATGCCTAATGTCAACGCCAGTGTATCTGGCAATGTAATAGTAACATCAGGTAATGTTAACGCAAACATCACGGGCGGCAATGTCAATGCCGCGGTAACAGGCACAGTAGCAGTAAGTAGTGTCACTGGAAACATAGCCGGAATTACAGCAAATGTCACAGTAGTAGATGGTGGCGGCAGTCTAACAGTCGACGGCAATGTCGGTGTAACAGGTAATATTAATATCGGCACGATGCCCAATGTCAATGCCAGTGTGTCAGGAAATGTAGGCGTAACAAGTTTAGGTAATGTAGTTTTATCAGGTAACACACTTCCAGTAAGTGGTAATGTTGGTGTTACAGGTAATGTCAATATAGGCACGATGCCTAATGTTAATGCTAACATCACTGGTGGAAATGTCACAGTACAGCAGGGTACTGATCCATGGGTAGTGACAGGTAATCTTACTGCTACTATTGACAACAATACCAGCGTAATCATTTCAGGATTTAGCGGAGCAACAAGTGACGCATTTGGTCGTTTGCGTGTAAGCAATCCTTATACATTGTTTGATACTAACAGTCGTTATTACGACCATCAACAGTTTAGTAGTGCTATCAATGGTACAGCAAATGTTGTTTATGTATCTAATCAAAGTAGTTTTCAACTCAATGTAGGTTCAAGCTCAGGTGATTCTGTAATTCGTGAAACAATGAGAGTATTTCCTTATCAGCCAGGTAAGAGCCAGCTCACATTGCTTACATTCTGTATGAACACACCAAAAACAAATCTACGCCAGCGTGTGGGATTGTTTGGTGCTAATGATGGTGTATTCTTT